TATATCTATATATCCCTGAATTTTCGTCTTTGCTTTTAGCTCTTGCGTGCTGTGAATCCCTGGATGGTTTGCCTATAAGACAAGAAACTGCTATTAACAATCAAGTGTTCTATAAGTATCAATTGCGTAATTCGTTATCGTGAAATTAAGGAACTTCAAATTCTTTCCAAAGGGAAAGTGCCGTATTTCATCTAGCGTATCATATGTGTACAATTCAATTACACTTATCTTAGTGTATTCTTCACAGAACAACGACACACTATAGCAACTAAGTACTTTACAAGTATCAATCGTTTAATTCGTTATTGTGAAATTAAGGAACTTCAAATTCTTTCCAAAGGGAAAGTGCCGTATTTCACCTGACGTATCGTACGTGTACATTTAAACTGTACTTACTGCTTGTGCGTTGTTGCTTTTGTTGACAATGCACGCACAATCCAAGATGTCTCTTGGTGTCTCTCAAGATTCATCTAAAAATACCCAAAACAAAAATTTCGAGCCTTCCACGCTCAAGGGTTTATTTTTGTATCCAGAAAGAGCTGGGGGTCCACGGACTTCCAGTATTCTATCTGGCGTTAATAAGCTATCACCGTGGAAATTCCGTCAATTATTAAATTCTTTTCCAAGTGGTGTAGAATATGAAAATCGATGGATGAAACTTGCAGAAACGATTATGACCTCAAAGATATTGGATGACAAGCACAAATATTCTTTTACTATTTGTGATCCATATGCATCTTCGAATTATCATCGTACTATGCTTAAAGATCGTGAACGTCAAATGCGACGCGATCACAAGTACAACACAAGGGATTATGAAGCTCAGGGTTTGACTGAATCATCTAATCCTCTCTCAGAAGCCATTATGGAATTTCTGAAGCAAGTGGGTAAGGATTTTTCCGTATCAAAAGCTGCTATGTGGGCTCAGATTTCCTTCAATTTTGTTATGATTTTTACTACTCCATCCAACCACGCACGAGTGAATGCTATGGTTAATCTAGCCCTAAGGGCTGTCGAATTTTCCGACTTAACAGCGGAAAGCTTGCAATCAGTCGATATGCAAGCCCTGAACGCAACAATTCAAAGGGTTCAACAGTCTTTCAAAGGAGAGAGTAAGCTAGCTAGTTTTTCAGATGCACCAATTTCTCCAGAAAATCTCTTTTTCAATGGAGACGCTGAGGACCCTCTGGTGGGTCAAAGCGTCATGGAAGATTTTCATTCCATCCCGGAGGAAACTATGTCTATGCTCATGCGTGTGATTCTGACTATGTACGGGTTTGTGTTTGATACTAAAGTCCAGACTATGGACGTACTTGGTTCAAAATGGCAAGATGCACTTAACAAAGCGTATCGTGCCACAAGTTCTCTTCCTGAATTAATTGCATTCTTTATTAAAATGCTTAATTCTGGTTTTGAATGGTTTCAAGTAAACGTATTGGGTGTAGACCCAGATTACGAGAAATTGATTAGTTCGTTTGATGCTGTGTATGATACATGGATCAAGGAACTTTTTGATTTGGAAAAGGTGTATGATGACCCACTTATTGGTGTTGCCATCAATCCCGCTTGTCGCAAGCGTGTGGTTGATCATCATAATAGGGGACAAGACCTGTTGTTGTTGGCACAACAACGGAAGACTACTACGGCAAATACTATCAAGTATTTCCAGTATTTGTTCGAAAAGAGTTTTAAGATGAATGCTATGGCTTTGTCTTATAGTAGGACTACGAAATTTCGTTCCCCCGCATATATGTTCCAATTTACTGGTGGTAGTGGTGTTGGTAAGACAACATCATTAAATCGGCTTGCTGCTCAGTTAAACTCTGATTTTAACTATGGTTTTGAAGAAGGCAATCTCATCTACACGAGGTGCCAGAGTTCCCAATATTGGGAGGGGTATAACTCCCAAATGATGACTCTTTATGATGACCTTTTCCAAAATAAGGACGTGAATAAGCGTTCTTCGTTGGCCGAGGAGATTATCTTTGTGTGCAATTCTTCACCAGTTGCTCTAGATATGGCTGCTGTTGAGTCGAAAGGAAAAGTTGTATTTTCCTCTAAATTCATCGCTGTGACGACTAATATAGAAAAAGAGAGATCTTTAAATATTGCTTGTCCAGAAGCTTTTTGGAGAAGATTCAATTCACGCTGGGAATTGTCGTTTCCGCCAGAATATGTAGAGAAGGGGGTTCCGAACCGCAAAAAGATGCGAGAAAACGCTCCCCCTGAAATGTCTGATACGGAAGTACATTTTTATTTTCTTAGATGCAAGTTAATAGGTACTGGAGAGGAATTCACCTTTCAGGACATGTCAACATATATATCTGAGGAAGCTCGGGTTCACCATACTGAACAAACTGACATTCTGCGAGCTAATGAGGAATTTGTTGCCAAGCATAAAGGCAAGAGAATACCAGTGGGTATCATGAATGCCGATGATGCTTTACCAACAAATCTTGAATATAAAACAGGGAAGGAATCTATAGAGGTCCCTGTTTACGCTACAGATATGACAGATTGCGAAGCGCAAGGTTTTGGCGATAAAGGAATTTTTCCCGCCTTGCATCATATTGGGGGGCGCAGAGTTGTTCTCTGGTTGTCTTGGGATGATGTCTGCAAGCTTACTAGAGCTGGTGTGACGGATTTCTTTTCTTTTATAGGAAGATATAAGAGAACCACATCTCACACATTGCAAGCACAACAAGCTTTCCAATCGTCAATCAATCGGTTGAATCGTGAGGAAGGTGGTTATGGTATTGGCATGATAGCCACAGGATTTTGCAGATTGCGCAATTATTGGTATGGAGAAAACACCTATTACGGGATCAAAATAGAGCATGTTCGCGCAGCTCTAGCTATTTTGGCTATCTTTTCTGTGTCATGGGCCGTTAAAACCAAAATTGACCGGATGCATTGGGCATTTCGAGATCATGAAGGACAATCATGTGAAAAATTTGATAATTTCATGAACAAAAAGCGAAATCGCCAAATATCTAAGTTTGATCCAGCGAAAGGGCGTTCCTTTACTCGTGGAGGATATGTGGCCCAGGCTATGGAAGACGACAATTATGCTACAAATATTTATAGTAATTGTAGTAAAATTGCCGTTATAATACCTGGAGGAAAGCATGTTCAAAGGGCTATTGCTTTAACAGGGGGAACATATTTGTGCACTGTACACTTTCTTAAATTTTTACAGAATGCTCTGGAGGAATATGGCAAGGAAGTGAGGTTGGAAGTTTCTTCTTTGAATTTTTCCCGTGAAATTGATGCTACTTTGGTGACTTGGATCCAAGCAGACGCGTCTACAGGGATGGATATTGCCATTATTGATTTCAAAAATACAATCCCTGCAAAGCGATCTATAGTCAATTACTTTATAGCTGAAAAGGATGTGCCAGAAACACGTTTAAATAATGCTATAATGGTCGCTTCTAGAGTAAATTCTCGTGGAGTTTTGATTGCTGAGAGCATAACATTGGAGAACGCGAGG